ATGTGCTGGGCCTGCTTGAAGAAATCCTCGCGCTGCGTCGCGGTCAGCCGGGCGCCGCTGAGCACCTGATTGTAGAGGTTGCGGAGGCGATCGGGCACGCCGGCCGCGTTCTGGGCATTGGCATATTCCGTCTCACGCACGACCGAAGTCGGGTCCAGCATCTTCATGAAGCCGAAGATCAGCGCCATGTCGGCCGCGCCGGTTTCAGGAGTCGGGTTGGCGTAGGCGGTGCCCATCCGCTCGTAAGCGTCGCGGACGGTGACGAAGTCTTTCGATAGTCCCGAATATTCCTTCCGCAGCCCTTCCTCGACCTTAAGAGAGGTTTCCGCGTCGAGCGTGCCGTCAGCGTTCTCACCCTCTTTCGCCGTCTTGATGCCGGCGGACACGAAGGCATCGGCGCGCTGAATACCGGCGCGGATGAGGCCCGTCGCCTCGGCGAGTTTCTTTACAGCCGCAGCCTCGCCCTCGTTGATCGCAATCTGCGCGCCCGTCGGCGTGGCGGTGATCATCGCCTCGACCTGGCGCCGGTAGCGGCCGGGATCGCGGCCGGTCTTTGAGGCCAACTCCTCGACATCGCGCAAGAGCGGCGCGACCGCAGCGGCCATCTTTTTCTTCGGCAGGCCGACCAGGGCTTGCGTGAACTTCTGGACATATTCGGCGCCCGACGTGCCGAGCATATCTTCGGCACCGGCGCCCTCGCTTGACGGACGGCCGGTAAACCACATCGATGCTGCGTCCTCGATGCTGCCAGTCTCTTGGATATACTGACCGAATTTTGCTTTGAAGACCGCATCCTGCGCCGCAGTCGAAGCGAGGAATTCCTGCGGCGACATTGGCCGGCCGAGTACCTCCTGCGTCCAGGCCGGCACGTTGGTCCCCATGACGCCGTACTTGCCATATGCCCGATCGCCGCTTTCGGTCACAGGCCCCAACGCCTGATAGCCGCCAGAGCCAGCGCTCTCGATCGAGGCGATGGCGTCGGCGTATTGATCGATGCCACCGCCAACCGATAGCGAGTCCTTGATGCCGGTGATCGTGCCGCCGATCAGATCGAGCGTGCCTGAGATCGCCTTGTCGGCCTCGCCTATGAGGAACCGCTGCTGCTCATTCTTGACGGATTCCGCATCCAGCATCAGGGCGCGCTCCTGCAGGCCGAGTTGACGCCGCTTCAGGCCGAGATCCTGCTCCGACTGAAGGCCGGCCGCGACGCCGCCGAGCATGAGGCCGAGATTTGCCATCAGAACACCCCCACGCCGGCCGGAACGATGCCGCCGGTCGCCAGACCGAGGCCCATGCCGGCGATCTTGCCGATGAAGCTGCCGAGGCCGGAGGCGTTCTGCGCGTCAAGCTCCGCCTTCAGCCGGGCGTTGGCGCCGAGTTGCGACGTGGCCGCGGTCGCGAGTTGCGTCGCGATATCAGCCTGAAGGTTCAGATCGTCGATCGTCGTCTGGAATTCGCCGCGCCGCGCCTCGAATTCCTCGGTCGCGATCATGTGGCTGAGTTCGAGCTCCTGCAGGAAGGACTCGGCCTCAACCTTGTCCTTCTCCTGCTGGAATTCGAGATTGGCGCGGGTCAGCGAGTCCTGGGCGAAGCTCGACCCGAGCACCCGGCGCTGGGCGAGGTTTTCCCGTAGATCGCCAACGGCGCGGGACCGCGAGCCTTCGAGGCCGGCCAGCCGCGACGCCCGGAGCGCACTGACGCCTGGCGCCACCTTGGACCGCAGCCCGGCGAGGAAATTTGCCTGCTCGGGGAAGGTGGCAGCGATCCGGCCGATCAAGCCCGTCCGCTCGGGCGAGCTCGTGGCCGTGATGGTCTTCGACCCGCTCGTGGTGATGCCGCCGGCGCTGATGTTCGCATTCGACGGCATCTTCGATTTGCTGCCCTTGCCGAGAATGCTGCCCATCAGTTTTCGAGCCTTGTCTCGTAGACCATCGCCTGCTCGTCCTCAAAGACAGTCAACGATGTCCCGACGCGCCGCAGCATACCATGTCGAAGCAGGGCAACAAAAAACGCCTCGTCTTCCGGCCGAGCGAAGCCGATCATCGGGATTTCATGCCGGACCTTGACGAAGAAGTTGACCGCGCTCTCGATCCGGTTGCGGGTGCTCGCCCACGGAAACCACACCAGCCGGTCGAGCACCATTGTCCGTGCCTTCGGATGCGACCAGAAGCCGAGCGCCAGGCCGACCGGCTGCATCTTCCCCTTGGCCTGCGCGAACATCGTCCAGGCCGCGTCATAGTTGGTGAGGACCATTTCCTCGAACGTCGCCTTGAAGCCGGCTGCCGCCAGATCGAGCAGAATGCCGGGAAACTCGACGCCCTTCCTGTAGGCCGCCCACACATAGGCGAGATCCTCGGCCTCGATCGGCCGGAACTCGGGCTTTCGACCGAGCGTCTTGCGAACGCTCCACCGCGCCGTTTTAGCCGGCAGCGCGGAAGCGGAGGCCGATTTCGTTGATGGCGAAATCTTCCGTTCCGTTGACCTTGACCCTGACCTGGAATTCGTTGCCTTGGCCGGGCGGGAAGATCGGCTGACGCGCGAGCTTTCCTGAGATTGATCCATAGTAGAAGCTTCCACCCCAATACATGTCACCGCCCCAATACCAGCCGCCCTCGGCCGCAGGCAAGGTGAGCGTGATCGACTGGCTGAAGATATTCTCGCCGGCATACTCGAAGATGATCTCGACCGTCGAAGCCGTCTCGATCTTCCGATACTTGATGTAGCCCGTCACATCGAAGCTTTGCGCGTTGAGCGGGACCGAGAACAGCTTCGACAGGAACTCGGTGGCGATGTTGGTCGTGCCGCCGTCGCCCGCCGTGCCGGTGCCCTCGAGCCGGTAGATGTTGCCGCTCGAATCGCCCATGAAGACGTATTCGAGGCCGTCCGACGGATCGAGCATCGAGGCGACGAAGGTCGGCCGGAAGGCCAGCGCGTGCGCCGTCTTCCAGCGCATCCAGGGCGACACCTCGCCGCCGAGCATGGCGGTGTCGAAAACCCAGACTTCCGAGATGCCATCGGGGAAGAGATAGACCCGGTTCAGCCGCGAATTGTAGACGACGGTCCAGCCGGGATAGGTCTTCACCGTGTCGGCGATCAGCCGGCTCAGGTCGTCGGATTCCGAGTCGCCGAAGCGGTCGGTGTCGCGCACGCTCTCGATCCGCCCGCGGCGCCCGTAGACGACATCGTTACCGACGAAAGCCATCGACTCGTCGCCGATCGCTGCCGAGCCCGCGTAGAAGTCGTCGAAGGCGAAATCCTTGGCGCTCGCCCCGGTCAGGTCGTAAATCTGCCCCTGCTCGGTCGAGATGATCGTCGAGCCGAACGCCTCGACCAGCGCATTGATCGGCTTCAGGTCGGGCGCCAGCAGGAAGAACGGATCGTCTTCGGCCAAGGTCGACGCCGGCCGGTCACTGACCGAAATCTTCGTGTAGTCGCCGCGCTGCGAGCCGACGATCATGTGCCGGCTCGTGGCGCCGGCGTCCTTCACATGCGCGAAGACGGCCCGCTCGTTGGAAATGTGCATGTATTTGGCGAAGAAGTTGCCAAAGGCTGCCGAGGCGCCCGACAGGAAAGTCACATCGGCCCAGGTCGTGCCGTCCCATTCCTTGACCACCTCGGCAAGGGCGAGGTCGGTGATCAGGATCTTGTCGGCGAGCGCCCAGGCGTGGGAGTGGAAATGTGCCCGTAGCTTGGCGCTGGCGCTCACCGTGTCGAGGAGCGGCGACGCCTGAAAATCCGAGCCGTCCCACTGGTAGACGTTGGTCCCGGCCTGAAAGAAGGCTTTGACCGTGCCGTCGGTCTTGAGCAGCGAGCCGCCGCCGAGGATCGAGCCGCTGTTCGGCGCGGTGCCGACGAGATCGAACGGCGGCCGCGGCCGGAGCTCGCGGTTTTCCAGGTCGAGGAGGAAGTTGTTGCCGTCGGCGGCTTCGCGCTCGTGGATGTCGTCCTCGGCCGCGCGGGTGTGCAGTCCGCCGCCGAACTTGATCGTCAGATCGAATTCGTCCGGGCCGATCTTCGAGACCACATCAGCACCGCGGATTGTAGTGCGTGCGGACCTGCTGTTGCGTCAGGAAGCGCGCCGCGCGGCCGATGCTCGCCTTGAACAGGTCGCCGTCGAACTCGTTCCGCATCTCGCGCTTCCACAGTTGCACCCAAGCCGGCACCATCCCGCGGAAGGCGGCATCCGAGAACGGCACGGTGTCGGCCGCCACGGTGAGCGAGACATCCTTGTCATACTGATAGGTGTAGACGCGGCCGGCCTCGACGGAGGTCGGCGCCCGGTCGAGGTAGAGCTTGCCGTCGGTCGGCCGGATCGCGGCGCCGTAGGGGAGGCCGGTGTCGTCCTGCTCCGGGTCTGCGAGGAGCATCGCGTTATAGCCGCCGGGATATTCCTTGAGGAATTGCGTGTTGGTCTTGTCGACCATCGGCCAGCGGATTTGCACGAGATCGGTGGCGAGCGTGTAGGCGCGGGTGTTGGCGAGGAGCGTGATCGTGCTCTCCGCCTGCTCGT